CCCCATAAACTGAACCTTCGTTGCCAGCTTCTCACCCTTTGGGATTAAGACGCTTGCAAAGATGTAATAATGGCAGGGGTAATCTTTCTGGTAAAGGTTGACATGAGTATCGTAACTAGCTTGACAATCAACAGTCCTTTGCTTGGCCTTTAGGTCAACAGTTGCTTTGCCTATCTTGAAATCAAAGTGAAAGCTAGTTGCTGCCGTGTAGTCGTACTCAAGGTATTGCTCATCAAGAAGGTCTTTAAACATCAACTCAGCTAGGTTGCCAGCGTATTGACCAGAACCATTATCCAACATTGTCTTGCCGTTAAATGCTTTGTTGGTCGCCATCTCCATTGCTTTTTGGTGATTAGCTTTATTGGGAATAAGTACCATGTGAACCTCCTACAGTTCTAGTTTAATCTTTTACTAAGTATATTCCATGCTTTTGCTGCTGTTTGTGGTACTACTCCGTTTCCCAAGAGTCTAAGCCTGTCCACCCTGTCGGCACACCCATCAACCACTCGACCCACTCTGGGTTCAGGTGGCCACTGCTGTGTGGCTTCTGCTCTGACTCCATTGCCGCTGCTGTAAGCGATGGGGTTTTCCTCGTGTACTCCGCTGGGTAAGCCCCCTCCTTGCCAAGATGCGCTGTTGGTGTCGGCCACGGATTCAAAAGCACCTCGACCTCCAATCGCCTCTTCGGGTTTCCAGCTTGCAACTCCTTCTGCGATGCGCCGTTCGCTGAACTTACCCGCACTGTCGGCCAAGATTTCGGCTCCTGATAAATTGCCACCGCAATTGGGTTTACTTGTTCTCTCAGATTTGCTGGCCGCGTCCTGCCTTTGCGCTGTGTTGTTGCTTGTCGAGCAAGCGCCTCCTCTGACCTCTGTGGAAGATAATCCATAGTGTTCGGAGTTGCCCAAGTCAAGTCTTGAGCCACCTGAGTCTCTAGGTTTGGATATTTCGCATTTGCTGTATTCTCGGTTATCTGAGCCGCCATTGCACTGCAAGCCCTTGGAGTCGCCCATGATGTAGACTCGCTTTCTCTGGTGAGGTGCGCCGACTTCACGCGCTGAGAATATTCCCCACGTTGCTCTGTAACCATCTTCTTCCAAATCGCTGATGACTGAGGAGAGTCCAAGCGATATGTGTCCCTCGACGTTTTCAAAGAAGCACTGAACAGGTCTAATTGATTCGATGTGTCGCCGTATAAATGGCCACAAGTGTCTTGGGTCATCGGTTCCCTTTCGCTGTCCTGCTGCTGAAAACGGCTGGCACGGATAACCTCCAGTGATGAGGTCAACGCGGTCTCGAAAGAGGTGCGCTGGGAAGGTTTTAAGATTCGTGTAAATAGGTGCGGGAGGTAACTGCCCTGCTTCCATCTTGTTGACCAAGTTCGCAATAGCGAAGGCCTCGATCTCCACATAAGCGATGACTCGATGTTCAAACCCCGCAAGGTCAAGTCCTCTTTCGATTCCACCATATCCTGCGCAAAACGCGATGACAGTGGGTAATTCTTTGGTAGTATCCACATTATCTTTCCTATGGCTCGGCAAGCCTCGCCCGTTATTATTGTAAATATGTATTTAAATATACATTTCTTTAGGTGTTATAACCCTTTTACGGCTACAAACCGTAAATTCAAGAACTAAGGGCCAAAGCGACTTAGCGGTTAAAACAATGTCTGTATCGTATCGCCAAACTATCCTTTGATAACAACCGAGTTATCGCAGGGGCTACGTGCGGAGGGTCAACCGCGTCTATGGCATTCTATTAGGGAATTCGCCACCCGAAGGGCCATGTCAATTCATGGCTGCTCTAGCCCAAACATTGTTTGCAAAAAAAGAAAGGGAGATCTGATGTACAGTAACGTACAGTATGATAAACTTGCCTTTCTTGTTACTCGCACAGCAAGTATCCCTCATCAGTAGGGTAAAGTAAAGCCCCCGTAAAAGGGGGTTTTCTTTTATCTGTCTCCCAGCTTACAGAACTGATCTAAGCTCATTCCAAATATCTCGCATAGCTTCTCAAGGGTGTGCAGCTTCATGTTCTCCTGTTTGCGCCACTGGAATACACGCTGGCGGCTTACACACATCATGGTCGATAGTTGGTTACTGTTAATGTTGTTTAACTCCTGAGCGACTCTCAGGCATCTTCCTGCGTTTGTCATTTTCAAATCCTATGTTATCTTAATTGGGCAGGGTTCCCCCTACCTTGCTCTCCTATGGTTTCCCCCCGAAAGCACTTGTGCCGTAGGGGGGTTTTTTACATCAGAAGGGGATGTCTTCGTCCAACTCTTCAATTGACATAGCAGCCACAGCCGGTGCAGCAGCAGCGCCATCAGTATAAAAGACCTTCACATTACCAAGGATAGGCGTTTGATACTTAGCTTCACGTTCTTCTTTGGTTAGGCTCTGGCTGATAAAGCCATTGTTTTCGTACTGATCTTGCTGTTCAGTGTCCACAAACGTAGTCAGGTCAAGGTAAGTTCCCTTCGCACCCTTATACAGTCGTGACTTGTCAATCTTAGTTACGTCGATTCTTACAGATATTCCTACTTTCATTTGGCTTTCTCCACTTCGGTTTTTATTACATTAACGGCCTTGGTTACTTCCTCAGCCAGCTTTGCGATGTATTCCTCATCGCGTTCAACCCTCACTAAAACGTGAGGCATTTCTGGGTGGTAGGCAAAGAAGTCCCACCACTGTCTCCCAGTAACCCACATGCAGCCCTGTATCTGCTGCCAATACTTATTTACTCCTGCCTGATTGTCACGCATATAACCAACGTGCGTATCAGGGGCAGGGCACTTTATCTCCAAACCGCCTTCAGAACCTATAAGCGCATCAGGTGAACAACCATAACTGAAGGTAGGGTCAACAATAAACCCAACCTCCAGAGTGTCGTTGCCAGATATAAACTCGTAAGCCTCTCGCGCATCTGGCTCAAGCTCCGTTCCTCGCTCCATCCAAGGTGTCGTAAAAAACGGCTTTGAGCGACCTGTAAGGCGTTCTGCGATTAACTCATTGATGTACCCATCAGCAGAGCTAGAAGGCTTCCCAGAGTTCGTTATAAGCCTAGAAAAGCAGCTTGCAGAAGGCTTACCCAATCGTGCGGCAAGCCATTCCTCAGTCCCTTGCTCATGGTCTAAGATAATCACTTCTTAGCCTCAAGCGCGGCAACTGCTTTGTCGTAATGCACAGCCAGAACTTGATCAACCGAATCAACCTTCAGCCACTTGCAGAACTTGGCAACATCTGCGCCAGTTTCCTCCAGTAAGGTTTTGATGTGTGAAGATTGATAATCACTCAAAGGTTTCTTGTCATCACCGCGCAGCATTGCAGATTCTGCGTCATCATCGGCAGTTGGTATGCCAGCGATAGCAGATAAAGATACACGGCGCGCATACGTCAGGGAGCTTGAAGCCGCCTGCGGGTCACGCTTAACCACTGGCAAAGTAAATTGACCTTCTAGCCATTGCCCAGAAACGTGCATTAGCCTTGTGCAAACTCCCATTCCATTTTCATCGGTGACTGGGAATTGGGTATAACTTAAACCGTTATCAGCAAAGGGCTGCTTGATTGCCTTGATAACCGAGGTTAGATCGGCATAGCTTGACTTGAAGAAAGGGTTGGCACTGTCTTTAACAGCACCCCCCATCTGAGATTGTGCAGCACATAGTGCGCTGGCCAGTTCGTTGATTGATTCACTTGATTTCATGTTGACCTCCTACGGTCTGTTCTTTTGCGTACTGCTCACCATAACCAATCTGGTAAGCATCTGATTGCCCTTCTAAGGCCGGATAACCTGCAACGCAGTCATACTCACCGCGCTCCAGATCGTTTAGATCGTTGATTCCCATATTGCCCCCTAATTATTTAACGCGAAAATCATGCGCGTAGTTAATATAAAGCCTTAAAATTCCACGATGATATTGCTCCATAAACTGAAAAGCCTTGTTAAATTCGATTGAATGCTGAAGCGAATCAAGGGTTTCGTAAAAGCTCCAGTAGCACATAGTATCTAATGCTTCTGAAAGCAATTTTTGCCGATAGATTTTGTATTCTTGCATACTATCTTTAACGTATTTTTGGGTAGTCATATTGCCTCCTACAGCAAATGCCCCCGAAGGGGCGGTTAGATTATATTGTTTCGATGCGCTGGCGGCCTAACTTGTCATACATTCTGTCGGTTAAGTCATTGCCAAGGTCAACAGTTTGCATAACGTCTGGGCGGTCTGTGTATTCTGCGCCTTCGGATATTGATTTAGTTACTGTAAATTCAATCACGCCGTTATAAATGCTAGTAATGATTCCTTCAATGTAGCAATCAGTTCGTGAGATGAAGTCATAAGAGCGGATGTTTTGGCCGATTTGAAAGTTAGTCATTTTGTAAATCCCGTTTTTTTGAATGTGCGCCTATTATATTCTTTCCCTTTACAGCGTCAAGAGTTTTATTACATTTATTTTACGATAGGCAAAAAAAAACCCCTCGAAAGGGGCTTTAGTCTTGTCGGGTAATTAGTATGACCATATAGCGGGGGGTGGGGAATCCATCTTCTTCTGTGCAGACATCAGTGCTGGCAGCTTAGTTCTTTGTCTGTGAAGTATGTTTCTTCTTTTTTCTTCTTAGTCATTTGCCTTGCCCTCTGTATGACTTGTGGCTGCGTTTTTCGTCTTTATTCATGCCAGACGTAGATACGCTAATAGACCGCCCTCTACCGCCTTGTCCTTGCGAGGTTCTTTTCGATACTTTTTCAATAATGACTGCCGTCTTAGTTTTAGCCATTCTTTTTCGCATACTCCAATTGCTGTGCCGCAAGTGCAGGGTCAAAGCCGTATCCTGCCATAATAAGCTGCATGTTCTTCAAAGAGCCGTTATCGCAAGCCCATTGATAAGCACCATTGTCAGCCATGAGCTCGTGAATAACTTGCTCGGGTTTTGGCTGCTTTTTCTTTTTAACTTCTTTTACTGTTGTAACTTCATCTTCAGTAGTCATTGTTTTGCCTCAAATAGTTCTGCTTCTGCTTTTCGTCTACGGGTTAATCCCGTTAAAGGCTGTCCGTTACACTTGTCCCATCGCTTCATTTGGTCAGGCACTTCGTCCCACTTGCCAGCGTTAATACATTTTAGCATTGTAGATGCTGCCAAGTTACCTGCGCCAAGGTTATAAGTCCAACTTACTAAAGCATCAAATTGGTTCTGAGTTAAAAGGCTCTTGGTATAAAAGATTACCTGCCGCTCGGTATCTTCCAAGTCTTTAACAAGCATTGCTTCAGCCTGCGCTTCTGTGCAGGTATCGCCCAAAAAAACCCCACGGGTGTGTCCGTAACCGATAGTAGGAACACCAGCACTGCAATGGTATGCCGTAAGCTCTAAGCCTTCAAACTGCTTAATAAGGTCTATGCCGCGCTTACTTGTTTTCATTTTGCTTGTGACTTGCGCCAAAATAAAATGAAGTAATCGCCGATACAATACCACCCAAGTAACCCAGCACAAGGTTGATTACGGCTTCAGAGTTCTGCTCTGGCGGCTGTATAGTAACCATGAATATGTATCCACCAAAGAATATGATGCAGGCTAAGGCGATTATTCTGGGTGTCCAGTCGCTGCCATGTACAGCTCTGGCGTTTTGTATGTCAGCAGTTTCAAGAGCAAAGATGTCAACGTCAAGCTCTTTCATTCTTGCCTGAAAGGATAGCTCTGCTTTCTTGATCTCTGTGAGTTGTTCGGGGGTAGCTTGGGCAATGGCTTTTTCTAATGACCTAGTATCTGGGTCACAGCCTAACGCACTTGCTATAGCTTGGGCAGCAGCACCGCCAAGGGGGCCGCCAAGAGCAGTGCCAAGGGTAGGGGCTACGGCACTGATTATGCTTTTAAGGCTTGATAGGTTCATTGTAAAACCTTAGGAAGAACTAACGTGATTAAGATAAATGGATAGATGGCCCAGATTAAACCTTCAAGTTTATCGAACCGCTTATTGCCTTCATCAAGCCGCTTTTCTATATTGGTATAACGAATAACGCACTCTTTCTCGTGCGAGTCTATACGGGTCATTGCTTGATTTACGGTTGCCATGTTAATTCCTTATTTCAATATGCACGAATAATAACATTTTATTCGTCTTTTACTAACACAGCCTCAATAAAAATTGCGATCTCGTTTACGCTTGAACTGCTTTTTGCTTCAAATTGAAAGTCGCTTTTCTCGGCAATCTTAAAAGGCACTTGGCGGTCGTAGCTAACTTGTGAGGTAGAGAACGTAGCCTCAGACACACGCAAGGTTCGTCCATTGGTGGTAACCTTGTTGCGAATGAAAAGGTATTTTTGCCCGTTAGTAGTGGCCGAGTTAGCGTCAATCCTAAAAAGGTAGAGGCAATGCCCAGCAGGTACGGTGTAAACGCAAGCCTGCGTTATTCCTAATCCTGCCTCAATAAATCCATACTTAACGCCGCCATTGCTGATGCTTATATTGCCAACATTACTACCAGCCAATATCACCGCAGAGTTAATCCGAAAGAAATTAACGCCAGCTATTACTGGAGTCGTTCCATTCAGCGTGACGGTTGTTGCTATAGGATTATAGTTTATGTCTAGTCCAGAAATTAAAACTGGCATCGTGTCAAATGCAGAGTCAGATGATACGCTCATCGTCAACGCTGCTGTGGGGTAAACATAACCACCGCCATCATTCCAGATAGTCTCGTAGTCTGTAGCTACGTCTCGGTTGAAGCCAAATATGTTCACTGAGCTTGCGTTATACGCGTTGCCTTTAGCAATATCAAATAGCAGGTGAGGCGTAGGTCGCGTGTGGTTATACTGGTACATTTGATGCTCCAACAATTAAAATAGTTAATTTATAAAGAACAGCAGACATTATCAATAATGCTGCCACGCCTGCTATGTTCCAAATAAACGCCTTACGCCTACGTTCCTGCGCGTATAAAGTCTTCTCTCGCTGATCTCGTATCTTCCTACGCATACCTAATAACTCTTTGTAAGCGTCAGGGCCATAGGTATACATAAGTAATTCTCGCAACTCTTTCTCTTGTTGCTTTATTCGCTTATCGTGCGCGTACATCTCCAACGCTTCTTGCTCGACTGACTTGGACGCTACCAGCCTGCGGAAAATAGGTGGATTCTCTGCTTGTCTCTTAGCTTCGTTGAAGTCACTGACAGCGCCATACCACTTACCAACTTGGCCTAGAGTGTCTTCAATTTCTCTGCCCATTGACACCATTTTCTGCACAGTCTTAAAAGCACTTGTAGCCATTGCCACAGCGGTAATCGGGTCAATCATAAATAGTTACCTCCGCTGGGTTTACATATACCGGCTTGCAATAAGCGAGAACGGGTGTTTGGTATTTTCTGACAGTCCCTTGAATCGTTAGTTCTTCAGCGAACCATCGACATCTTTTCAAGTCGTACCAGTAGCTTGTGGCCTCTGCGTCAACCGTGCCATCAATCATCACGATCAACGCAAAGACCAGCTTCATTTAAGCCTCTTCAGCTTCTTCCACTTTCTGAAGATCAGCAATCAGCATATTAACAAATGCGTCTTTACCCACTGACAACTGATCAAGGTTGAACTGGGTTGACTTAATCTTGCGATCCAAGTCGTTGCAGTGACTAACCAAAGCCTGTTGTGTGGGGGTCATATCTTCAAAAGTGTATTCAACATCGTTTACTACAATGGGAGTTGTTTTTTTCTCGCCCATGTTTGTATCCTCTT